AAAAAAGAAGTAGACAAAATGTTAAAACAACTAAAGGGATTTTTTGACTATGAACAAGAATAATCCAAAAACAATTTGTGCTATTGATGCAAGCACTAATAGTCTTGCTTTTGCTATTTTTAATGATAACACGCTGGGCAGTATTGGTAAAATTAATTTTAATGGAAAAACAAATTATGAAAAAGTAATGGACGCTTGTGCTAAGACAAAAGCATTCTTTGAACATTTTGATGGATTTGAGGCAATCGTAATTGAACATACGGTATTTATGAATAGTCCTAAAACTGCTGCAGATCTAGCATTAGTTCAAGGAGCATTATTAGGTGCAGCAGGATTAACTGGAACAAAAATTATAGGAACTGTAGCACCAATAACTTGGCAAAACTATTTGGGAAATAAAAGATTAACAAAAGAAGAACAGATAGATATTAGAGCAAAGAATCCAGGAAAGTCAGACTCTTGGTATAAATCTTATGAAAGACAAGTTAGAAAAGAAAGGACAATTAAATTAATTGAAATCAACTATGATAAAATTGTTAACGATAATGACGTTGCTGATGCTTGTGGTATCGGCCATTGGGCTATTAATAACTGGAATAAAGCAATGAGAGTTGAGGAATAATGCCAGAGTTAAATGCTAACATACCACCAATTGAGTGCTATGTTCGTGGTAATTTTTTAAGAGATCAAGAAGATAGTCATGATAAATATTTTCCATGTGTAATTTTTGGTGTGTCTAGTATTAAAAGTAGAAGTCCTTTATTTCATTTTTTAATGGAAGATGGCGGAATTTGGTGGAGAATGCCAATCAATGCATTCTGCACAAAGCCAGGAGTTCCTGAAGAACCAATCTACAACCTTGTGCTTTGGAATTCTTTTAGTCCACATATAGCAGTTACAAAATTTGAAAACTTAAGTAATATGAGAATGTCTTACATAGACAGAAATAAAAATAACGTTGGCGGAAAATATTTATTTACTTTGGATTGGCATAACCCAGAAAGTAACATTTTAGATGATGGATATTCAGAAAATCCAGGACAACATAAATGTGGTCATGTTATTCAAAGAGATGATGGAAATTTTGCGGTACAGCCTAATAACCGTATTAGATTAAAAGAGCCATCATTCGTAACCAAGAAAGATCTAGTAATACAAAGACTTATAAATACAAACAAGTGGGATGTTGAAAGTTACGATAAGTGGGTTTTAGAAGACTCAAATGCGTATGACTATGATATTTCTGAGACAGAAGTTGACAAATAATACTATGGCTGCTAAACTATATACAAGCGAGGCTTGGCTCCGTAAAAGGTTTGTTATAGACAAAAAGTCTCCACAAGACATTGCTAAGGAGTGTGGAACTAGTGTTGAAACTATCTACGTATACCTTGCAAAATTTGGATTTAGGAAATCAAAACGATGATACCTAAAATTATTTGGCAAACATATGAGTCAGAATACAAAGACTTACCTCCGCTAGCGTTAGGGTGTGCTAATTCTTGGCAAGAAAAAAATCCAGATTGGGAATATAAGTATGTATCTGGAAAAGAAAGAGCAGAGTTTGTTTTAAATAATTTTGGAAAAGAGTGGTTTGATATTTATAATTCTTATAAAACAAACATATCAAGAGCAGATCTTTGGAGATATCTGTGTCTTTATATAAATGGAGGGCTATATGCAGATTTAGATATTTTATGCAAAGAACCAATAGGGCATTTTTTTGATTTAAGTTATGACTTTGTTGCATCTGAAGAGCCAAACGGTTCAGGATATTCACAAATGATTTTCGCGTCAGAAGCAAATAGTATTTTTTTAAAAAATATTATAAATAATATAAAAATAAAACACTATGAAAAAAATAATTATAACAACATTATTGATTATGTTACAAATGAAGTTGGATATATTATTTTTACAGATTCTATAATTCAAACAATTACCTCTGAAGAAATTAATAAAGATAATTTTATGTTGTATAAAAACGAAGAAGCAAAAAAAATACACGGTCAATCAATTAAACATTATAGAGCGGGTAAAAAAGAAAAAGTTTTTGGACCAAATTATATTGCATGGCAAACAGAGGAATATAAATGAAACTAAAACCAGTATATAAAGATGTTAAAGATTTTAAGTGTAATGATCTTTATCTACAATCAATTGGAGCGCCATCTGGTAACGCAATTTGGCAGGCATGTCATTCTATAGCGCAAATGCTTATAGAAAAAAATATAGCATATGGTGATTCTGCTCTTGATCCTGTAAGAATTTTTAGCAAGTCAGATCCAGCAGAACAACTTAAGGTTAGAATTGATGACAAACTAAGTCGTCTTATGAAAGGCACAGATTATCCTGGAGACAACGATATTGATGATTTAATAGGATATTTAGTTTTGTTAAAAATAGCAAAGGAAAAAAATGTCAACTGAAACAGAACTAATTGAGCATCTTGATGAAGTTAATAAAGTAGTTACAGAATATCTTAAAGGCCAAGATCCAACAAAAATTTCTAAAGAATTAGATATTCCACGTACTCGTGTTGTTTCATTAATCAATGAGTGGAAAGTTATGGCATCTGCAAATGATGCAATTCGTGCTCGTGCTAAAGAAGCACTTGCTGGAGCAGACACTCACTATACTAAACTTATTACAAAAGCCTATGAGGTAATTGATGAATCAAGTATGACTAATAATCTTAGTGCAAAGACTCAGGCAATTAAGTTAGTAATGGATATTGAAAAATCTAGAATTGAAATGTTACAGAAAGCAGGACTTTTAGAAAATAAAGAACTTGCAGAAGAAATGGTTGAAATTGAAAGACGACAAGAAGTTCTTGTTGAAATATTAAGAGACATTGCCTCAACCCATCCAGAGGTTCGTGATTTAATTATGAGAAGACTTTCTCAGATTGCTAAAGAGGGAGAGGTAATTACAATTGTCCAAGATGTTTAATGATTTTTTAGAAGTTTTAAAAGAAAATCAATTTGAGGAAATTCCAGTAGACGCAAAAACATTTGTTGAATCTGCGGATTATCTTGGCCAGCCAGAATTATCTTTAATACAATATGAAATTGTAGAAGCAATGAGTCAAATTTATCGTAAAGAAGAGTTACAAGAAATGTTTGGATCCGTTGCTGGTGCTCAGTATTATGATAAATATACTAAAAATGAAATTATTTTACAACTTGGAAAAGGATCTGGAAAAGACTTTGTATCAACAGTAGCCTGTGCATATATAGTATATAAGTTATTGTGTCTTAAAGATCCTGCTAGATATTATGGAAAACCAAGCGGGGATGCAATTGATATCATCAACGTAGCCATTAACGCACAACAAGCAAAGAACGTATTCTTTAAAGGATTTAAAACTAAGATAGAGAAATCACCATGGTTTGCAGGAAAGTATAACGCAAAAGCCGATAGCGTTGAGTTTGACAAATCAATTACCGTTTACTCTGGACACTCAGAAAGAGAATCTCATGAGGGTTTAAATTTATTACTTGCAGTCCTTGATGAAATTTCTGGTTTTGCATCTGAGGTTGGAACTGGTAATGAGCAAGGAAAGACTGCAGAAAATATTTATAAAGCATTTCGTGGATCTGTAGACTCACGTTTTCCAGATTTAGGTAAAGTAGTATTACTTTCATTCCCTCGTTATCAGGGTGACTTTATTTCTAAAAGATATGAAGATGTTATTGCAGAAAAAGAAACTATTGAAAAGAAACACCTTTTTATTATGAATGAAGACTTGCCACATGATGATCCAAATAATCAATTTGAAATTTCATGGGAAGAAGACACAATACTTTCGTATAAAGTTCCAAAAGTTTTAGCACTTAAAAAAACAACATGGGATGTAAACCCTACTAGGAAAATAGATGATTTTAAGTTAGCATTTTACACAGACCTTGGCGATGCTATGATGCGTTTTGCATGCACACCAACATTTGCATCAGATGCATTTTTTAAACAAAAAGATAAGTTAGAGAAATGTATGACATTGAGAAACCCAGTTGATAATTTTAAAAGGTTTGATGAATCGTTTAAACCTGATCCAGAAAAAATATATTACATTCATGCTGACCTTGCACAAAAACATGACAAGTGTGCTGTAGCAATTGCTCACGTAGATAAGTGGGTAAACATTCAAGTTATTAAAGATTATCAACAGGTAGCACCAATGGTTATTGTTGATGCAGTTGCTTGGTGGGAACCAAAAGCAGAAGGTCCAGTTAATTTATCAGAAGTAAAGCAATGGATAATTAATTTACGCAGACAAGGATTTAATATTGGAGTTGTTTCATTTGATCGTTGGCAATCATTTGATATTCAACAAGAGTTAAAAGCAGTAGGTATAAAAACCGACACCGTTTCTGTTGCCAAAAAACACTATGAAGATTTAGCAATGATGATATATGAAGAAAGAGTTGCAATACCAAGAATTCCTTTATTACTGGAAGAAATGTCAGAACTCAAAATTATGAAAAATACTAGAGTTGACCATCCACGTAAAAAATCTAAGGACCTAGCAGATGCTGTATGTGGCGCTGTTTTTGGAGCAATATCACATACACCTAAAGATTCTAACCATGAGATTGAGATTCATACTTGGTCTACCTCTACGCGACTTGCAGAGAAGCAGAGGGCTATGGTAGAATTAGACAACAAGGAAATGCCTAGCGATGTTAGAGATTTTCTTGACAGATTAAATATAATATAAAACTAACGAGGAGAATAATGAATTCATTTAAAAAAGTCGCTTTAGTTATGGCTGCAGCCGTAGCAAGCACATTTTTGGTTGCAGTTCCTCAAGCGTCAGCAGCAGTTAGTGGTGGATATGAACTATCTTCTACTCTTGCTAATGGTGCTCGTGGTGTAACCGTATTATCATCTGATGCTGACAAGGCAGAGGCTGGTGTTAATTCAGTTATTGCATTAACAACATCTGACACCCTTGCTTCAACAGCAGAAGATAATGTATCTTTAGAAATTGCTGGACCTGCTATTTTCGGTGCTTATACAGCAGCGGGTAGCAACGCAGCAACTCTAGCACTTACCAATCTTGGTAAGACATTTACTTTTACAGCAGCAACATCAACTGCAGTAAATTTACCTTCACCAGTCTTGGTTAACGTTACTGGAGCAGGTACAGTTACAATTACACAAAAGAAGAAGGTTGGATCAACTACTTCTGTAATTGACATTAAAACAATTTATGCAGGAACAACTGCAAAGACAGATATCTTTTCTGTAGCAGATTCTTTGGGTCGTGTACAAGATACATCAACACAAGGAACACTTACCTCTTCATCAGATGTTGCAGATTCAACAACTGTTGTTAATGGTGGTACAGGATATGTAAATGTTTTGGCACGAGATGGCTGGGCACAGACAGTGGCAACAAATGGTGTATTGCAAGCAAATGCAACCAATGGCGCAATTGTTTCATGGGATGCAACTCCATCTGTTCAGGCTTCATTTGCAGTAAAAACAGGAACTGGCGGAGTTCTTTATGTTAAGCAGGGTACTGCTAACGAAAACAAGCCAGTAGTAACAACTATTACAGTTTCATACAATGGCGTTACTTTTTCTACAAAAACAATTACATTCACAGGCCGTGCAGCAACAATTTCTGTAACAGGTGTTGACATTGCACAGGCAGGCGGAGCACGTACTGGAACCTATGACTTTGTTGTCAAGGATTCTTCTGGTAATCAGTTATCTGGAGTTACTCCAACTGCTGATACAACCAAGTACACATCACAAGTTACTGCATTATCAGTAGGTGGAGCATCTTCTGCTACTGCTGTTGCAACTGGCGGATGGACATGTGCTTCAACTTCAGGATCTGCAACTGTACGTTTACAATTCACACACTCAGATGCAACAGTAATCTACTCAAATGATTTTGTTGCAGCATGTGCTAGTGGTGTAAATAAGTACACAGCATCTCTTGATAAAAAAGAATATAAAGCAGGAGAACTTGCAACTCTAACAATCTCGGCAACAGATGTAAATGGTGCTAAGGTTCACGGTGGAGCAACTCTTGGTGCTGGCGTAGCAATTTCAGGTGGTCAACTAACACCAGTTACTGCTCCAACATCTGCAGATCTATTTGATGCAGCAGGAACAAGAGTAATCAAGTTCACTGTTGGCAATACAACTGGTTCTTTCAACATGATTGTTGATCTTCCAGCATACGTATCAACTGATTCTGCAAAGACTGTTGCATACTCAATTGTTGATGCATCTGGATCTGTTACAAACGCTCAAATCTTGCAATCAATCGTTGCACTTATTGCAACAATCAATAAGCAAATTGCAGCACTACAGAAATTAATCCTTTCAAGGAAGTAATTTCTTAATAAAATTAGAGGGTAGATTAATTTCTACCCTCTTTTTTTATGATTAAAAATGGTATAATTACTAATATAGTTATACATTGGAGATGCCCCTTAATTGAGTAAACTAAAACGAAGACTATTAATAGCCTTTGGGGTAGGTTTATGCGTAACAATTTTTGGAATAATGGCACCAGACCATGCTGGCGCTACAGAAAATCAAGAACAAGTTGTTGTAAGTCCTGCTCAACAAGCAGTTAACTCTGCCCTTTCTACTGCTACAACAGAGGTCCAGCAAGCGATTACAGCCACAAACAACGCCTTAGTAGAGGTAACACAAGCACAAACCGAATATTCCCAAGCCCAATCTGTCACGGCAGAAATAACATCAAAAATATCTTTGGCTAATACAGAAATAAATAATGTTCAAACTGCTATTAATACTATTAGTAATATTGATTTATCTATTACAGCAGTAGATCAAAGTTCTCAGATAGTTCAAGATGCAAAGACTACGGTAATTACTGCAACTACCGCTATAAATAATATAGCCACACAAATAACAGAGGCTCAAACAGCAATATCTGAAGTTGTAGTTGCAAAGTCAGAAGCAGTGTCATCACAGTCAACTGCTCAAACCGAACTAACCCAAGCAAACATAGCAATTGATAATGCTCAAAATGCTGTAAATGCATTACAGGCAACAATTGGAACCAGCACAAATGTTTTGGCTGGCGTTGATGATGCTGGAGTTAGAATGAACTTACCCTTCAATCTATTAATGGGACAGACTTTATATAATAATGTTTATGTAGGATCAAATGCAACAATTACCTTTGGTGTAAATGAAGGACAAAATTATTATTCAACTCCAAATGCTCCATCTGTGTCTATTGCTGGATGGGACTGGACAACTTGGAGTACAGGAACAGGAATTACTTATGCAACCACTGGAACAAGTTTAGATATTGCTTGGGATCTTCGTCCTTATCCACAACGAGATGCTTCTACACAAATGGTTCAAGTTAGATTTAATGCTGATGTAAATCCAACTAATGGGGCATGGATGGCAGATGTTACTGCTACTGGTCCAATTCCAAATGGTGCTAGATTTAATTATAGACAAACAACTGGTGGTGCAGTAACTAATATTATAGATACAAACCCTGGATCAGGTTTTGCTGGACAAATAAGTCAAGGTGCATCATTTACTCCATATATAGATCCAAATACATCAACTGTTCAAGCAGCAGTAGATGCAGCAAATGCAACAATTACTCAACTTAATCAAAGTCTTTCTCCAGTTGTTGCACAAAATGCATCAAATACTGCTGCATTAAATGCTATTAATATAACATCATTAAATAATACAGTTAACTCTGCTATATCAACAAAAAATACTTTACAGACAACATTAAATACAAGAACCATAACATTAACTAATGCTATTAACAATAATATTCCAACTCCTGCTCCAATACTTGCAGAGCCTATTATTGAAGGAACTACGGTTATTATTGCTCCAGAACTACCGACAGGATATACAGCAAATACTTGGTTTTATCAAGTTATAACAAATGATCTAACAGCAGCAAATCCTTATACTGGAGGAACATACAATACAGATGGAGCGCCAGAATCTATTCAATTAACTGGTTTGACAGAAGGTGCTACATATATTATTAGAGTTGCTAACTGGTCTGGTCCATTAAGTGATTATTCAGAAATTATAATTTCAATCCCCTCTCCAAGTGCAAGCCTAAATACTGGTGGAATAACTTATGAGCCTATTTATAATCCACCAGTAGATATCCCTACAGATATCCCTACAGATATTCCAACAGATATCCCTACAGATATTCCAACAGATATCCCTACAGATATTCCAACAGAATTAGCAGATATGACTTCAGATCAAATTCAAGCAGTTGTTGAAGATTTAATTAACAGCGGACCAGTCACAGAATCAGATGCTGCAGCAATACTAGATGCTTTAATAGCAGATGGAAATATATCAATAAGCGAAATATCAAATTTAACATCTAACTTAACAGATGGTGGAATTACAGCAACTGAATCAGCATTAATTGTAGATGCTCTTACAGCAGATGGTGTAGTAACAAATTCAGAAGTCACAGCATTAGTTGAAGTCCTTGTATCTGAAGGTGGATTGTCTGCAAGTGAAGCAGCCTTAATTGTAGATGCATTATCTGCAGATGGAAATATTACTACTTCAGAAGTAAATAACTTATCAGACGCTTTAACACAAGATGGAGTATTTACATTAGCAGAAAAAGATTTAGTAGCAGAGGTATTAGTTATATCTGCAGATGGAGGAGCAGTAACTGCTGCCAACATAGAAGCGGCGGGATTAGAATATCGTGATCTTCCTCCTACAATTCCAGTAGAGGTAAGAGAAGATGCAAGCGGTAATCCTGTAGTTATTACTGCAGAAGTAGCCTCTGCACTGCTTGTATTAGAAAGTCCAGCAGCATTATTAGGAGCAGTTGCTACTTGTTTTAATCCAGATGAGGCAATTGAAGGTTTGACAGAAGAGCAAAAATGTGAATTAGGCAAAGCACTACTTAATATAGGTGCCGATATGTCTATTCCAGAACGTAAAAAAGCAGAAGATATTGTGGTTGTAACGATAATTGCTGGTCAATTAATTGTTGCTACTGCACCTAGAAGAAGGAGAAACTAAAATGAAAAAGTTCAAAGAATGGGGCATGGCAGCCCTAAACGAAAACTTTACATTTCTTGGCTTCTTTGTAGCATGGGTGGTTTTAGAGGGAAGCGCAAAGACGGTGGTTGGGTATGTAACCCTAGCATCAGTAGCCATATGGTTTGCAACCATAGGAATTCGTAAAGAAGACTAATAATCTTATCTAATAATACTATAACTCATTCTTTAATGTATAGTATAATATTAGTATGAAAAGATTGACTTCAGCCCTACTTTGCGGTATACTTATAATGAGCCTTTCTGCTTGTTCAAGTCGTTACAGGTATGTCTGTCAAGACCCAGCAAACTGGAAAGAAGCAACATGCAATCCGCCAGTATGTGAAGCAAACGGGGTATGCACAAAAGATTTAGTAAAGGAAACTGACAATGGGTAAAAGAAGGACGCAAGCAGAACTAGATGGTTTACTTAAATTTATTCTAGGTCTTACTTTAGGGTCAATTTTATTTTTTACAACAATGGGTATTTTATATGCCCTCGTTTTTGTTGAGCAACCATTAACTGGTCAATCCGAAAACGACAAAATGTTTTTTAATGTTCTTGGTAGCGTAGCAACATTTATTACTGGAACACTTGCAGGTATTTTAATTGGTCAATCTGGTGCAAAAGATATTATGGATGCACAGTTGTCTAACAAAGAAATGGATTCTAAAAATACATTAGCAGATAAAAAACTTGAATCAGAAATTGATGAAGCAAAAGCACGGAGACTAAACAAGCCTGATGGCGCAATGCCAGAGGAACAACCTGTTGATACAAACTGGGATAAATAATGGCGGAGCAAGGTACAGCAGCACGTCTTATTGAGGTTGCCACTGCAGAAGTAGGAACTGTTGAAGGTCCTAAAGATAACGAAACCAAGTATGGTAAGTTTACTAAAGCAGATTTTCAACCATGGTGTGGATCATTCGTTAACTGGTGTGGCAATGAGGCTGGGGTAAAAATTCCAAATACCGTTTACACTCCTGGTGGTGCACAAGCATTTAAAAAAGCAAACTCATGGATTGATGGTGATTTAGCAGATCCAGAACCAGGCGATATTGCATACTTTGATTTTCCATCTGACGGGGTAGACAGAATTAGCCACGTAGCAATAGTAGTAGCAGACAATGGAGACGGAACAGTCTGGTGTGTTGAGGGAAATACTTCAGGAGATCCTAAAGGTAGCCAACGTAATGGTGGAGAGGTTTGTAAAAAACTTCGTGCTTTTAAGAAAAACAAAAAAGGAATTATGGTTTCAATTGTAGGGTTTGGTAGACCTAAGTTTGGTTCTGCTCCTGCAAATGCAGCAAAAAAATCTTCAACTAAAACAAAAACATGCTCAGCATGTGGTCAAAATATTAAATAAGGGTGTTTGACTAAGCAATAATGCTTTGATATAATTAAAGTTATACTCTGAGGGGGAAATCATGACCGTACTTGCTGTTGTGCGTGATCAATTAACCAATAAAATATACATGGCTGGGGATCGTGGTGCTTCAGATGATAATACAATTCTTCCGTTAACATCTCCAAAGGTTTGGAAACTTGGTCCATATTTAATTGGATATGCTGGTTCTTTAGATGGTGAACGCATTCGTTATAATTTTAATCCATATGTTCCAGACATAAAAGATTTAGATAAATTTATGCAAACTAAGTTTATTAAACAACTTAGAAATTTTTATGAAGACTGGTGGGTAGACACTACTAAAGAAGGAGATCTAGGTCTTATTATTTGCATTAAAGGTCAAATATATGAACATAATGCCATTGATATGTCACTGTCAAAATATAATTTAGATTATTTAGCAATGGGTTCAGGAGCAGAATATGCTTATGGATACCTATCTGCTACAGAAAAATCTAAAAACCCTCGTAATCGTGTTGTTGGGGCAATTAGTGCAGCAATAAAATTTAGTCCTACTTGCATGGGTCCAATTGACGTAGTTAGCATTTAAGAGTATAATCTATATATGACAAACTTTGACGATATATTAAAAGATCTTCAAGATGAGGCATCAAGTCTTGATGAATTTGAGATTTGGTTAAACAATGGAATTGAGCGGGGATGGGTAACAAAACCGTTTTGTAATACTCATGAAGGAGATCCTTATATGAGTGAAGAAGAAGCACAAGAGTGGGAAAAGGGCGGAGATCCTTGTCAAGTAGTAATAAAAATAAACAATAATTAAAAAATAAAATGAAAAAAATAATTTTAATTATTAAAAGATATTTTTATATAAGAAAAATAAAAAAACAAGAAAGAAAAAAAAGGTATGTCTATTAATAATTTTGAATGGTGGCATCCAATACAAGGATTTTCAGAAGAACTTGATATTCCTGAATTAGCAATAGAAGATGGTTCAAACTATAAGGTAAATTCTTATAATTATCGCTGCGATGAATTTATAAAAAACCATAAAGGTAAACACATACTTTTTTCTGGATGTTCTTATACTTTTGGAATAGGACTATTTAAAAAAGAAACCTGGGCATACAGTGTCTATAAAAAAATTAATGAATCAGAGGCTTGCTCTGGATATTTTAATTTAGGAATTAAAGGAAATTCTATAAATAATTCAATTTTAAATATTTTTAAATATTGCAAACAGTTTGGTAATCCAGACATAATATTTATTAATTTACCAGAATCAAAACGATTCTTTGCCTTTGATGAAAAAGAATGTAAATATAAAATAACTTATCATACAAGTAATGACAAAATGTTTAAAATAAATATTTTAGTAAATTATAACAACTACTTAATGCTTGAACAATATTGTAAAAATAATAATATTAAATTATTTAGTTTTACCTATGATATTCATCAAACAAATAATCTTAAATCAACAAATGATCTTTTTAAAGATTTTAACTTTAAAAGTTTTTATTATATAGACTATAATAAAATGTTAAAAGAACTTTTTTTATTAAAAAAAAATAACGATAGCAAGTTTTTTGATTTTGCAAGAGATGCTATTCCTCATAGGGGTATTGGTTGGAATATATGGTGGGGTAATTTTATTTATAATAAATATTTAGAAAGTCTATAGATATGATTATTTTAGGAATAAATGAAACATCGCATGATGCATCTGTATCTTTAATTGAAAATGATAAAATATTGTTTTCTGGACATTCAGAGAGATATAGTAAACAAAAAAATGACTGGTATGTCAATAGTCATTTAATTAAAGATGCATTGTCATATGGCAAGCCAGATCATATAGCCTATTATGAAAAACCATTATTAAAAAAAGCAAGGCTTTTATTGCATGGTGGTTTAGGTGATTGGAAACCTAGATTTGATATAGACAATATTCCAAGAACATCTTTTAAGCATCATTATTCTCATGCAGCAGCAGGATATTTTACAAGTAACTTTAATAATACAGCAATAGTGGTTTTAGATTCTATGGGCGAATTTAATACTTCTACAATTTGGGTTGGAGAAGAATCAAAAATAATATTAAAAGAAAAAATAAACTATCCATTTAGTTTTGGATTATTCTATTCAGCATTTACGCAACTAGTTGGGCTTATGCCAAATCAAGAAGAATACATTATGATGGGTATGGCTGCGTATGGAAATCCTAAAAAATATTTTAAAAAAGTTAATGAATATTTTCCAAACATAAAAAAACAAAAATATAATTTTCATAAAGGAATCCATGACTGGGGTTGGATAACAGAACAAGATAAATTTGACATTGCTGCAGCAGTTCAAAAAGTTTATGAATTAAGGCTAACAGAGTTTATGACTTATGCAAAAAAAATTACAGGTAAGAATAACTTGGTTTTTATGGGCGGATGTGCATTAAATTGCTCAGCAAATACTTTATTGTGGGACATTTTTAATGACGTATGGATTATGCCAAACCCTGGAGATGCTGGATCATCACTTGGCGCTGCTGCAGCGCTATACGGAAAACATTTAGATTGGCAATCCCCTTACATAGGTCACGATCTTGGCGGAAAATATCCAGTAGAACAAATTATTACAGAATTAATAAAAAATAAAATAGCAGCAGTAGCAACAGGAAGAGCAGAAA